CCTCCAGGCGGTGCGTGAGGGAAATCCTGGCAAGCGGAAGCTCGATCCGGGCGTCATCCTCACGGGCCAGCTCGCCGAGCCTGACTGGCTGGCGCTGCTGCCGGGCAACGGCGAGCAGCAGCGCGTGCGGAACGTCGCGCGCGGGATGTGGCGCCGCCTGGCGCCGGTGCTGGCGCGCTCGGCCGGCCTGTCCGGCGAGCAGGCGGAGACGCTGACCGACTACTGCGTGACGTGGGCCCGGATCGACCAGGGGGAGCGCGCGCTGTCGCGGCAAGGCGTGCTCGTGAAGGGCTTCGCTGGCAGCCTGGTGAAGAACCCGTGGACGACGGTTCTGCACCAGTACCGCTCGCACTTCCGCTCGCTGGTCGGCGAGCTGGGCTTGTCGCCTGCCTCTGCGCGCCGGGTCGCTGCGCCGGCCGATCCCGATGACGACGACGACCCGTTCGCGTGATGACCTGCTTTCCGGTCCCGCGCGCGCAGCTGCTCGAGCTCGGCCTAACCGACGAGCAGGTCGACGAGGCGCTCGACTCGGCGCCGCTGCACGTCGCATTCCAGGCCGACAGGCAGGACGGCGCGTACTTCGACGTCGAGCTCGTCAGGCGGAAGCTGAAGGCGCTCGGCGCGTTCAAGCACACCAAGGGCCGCTGGGCCGGCAAGCCGATGACGATCGCCGGCGGCGGCCTGTCGCCGTGGCAGGTCGTTTGGATCATCGCGCCGGTCTTCGGCTGGGTTTTCTGGGACCCGGAGATTGAGCGGGTTGTCCGGGTGATCCGGACGGCGTGGATCGAGGTTCCGCGCAAGGCTGGCAAGTCAACGCTGAGCTCGGGCATCGCGAACGTGCTGCTGCTGGCGGACGGCGAGGCCGGCGCGGAGGTCTACTCGGCGGCTGCGAGCCTGACGCAGGCCGGCCGCGTCTTCGAGGACGCCAAGCAGATGTGCCTGACGTCGCCGTTCGCGCGCAAGCGGGTTGATCCCCTGACGGCGGTCATCAAGGTGCCGGCGACGGCGAGCATCTTCCGCGCGCTGAGCAGCGTGGCGGAGACGGCGCACGGCCTGAACGTGTCGGGTGCGGTGGTGGACGAGATCCACGTGCACAAGAAGCGCGGGCTGATCGACGCGATCGAGACCGGCACCGGTGCCCGGGACCAGCCGCTGATCGTGTTCATCACGACCGCGGACGAGGCCACCGAGGGCACGATCTACGACGAGAAGCACGGCTACACCGAGAAGTGCGCCGCGCTGATCGTCGAGGACGTGTCGCATTACGGCGTGATCTGGGCGGCCGAGGAGACCGACGACCCGTTCGCCGAGAGCACGTGGCGGAAGGCCAACCCTGGCCTCGGGACGTCGCCGACGCTGCGCTACCTGGCGAAGGAAGCACAGAAGGCGAAGACGACGCCGAGCTACTTCAACACGTTCTGCCGGCTGCACCTGAACCTCCGCAAGAAGGAAGCGTTCAGGCTGATCGACCTGAACCAGTGGGACGCGACCGCCGGCATGGCGGACTGGGCCAAGGCCCGCGGCCGCGAGGCGTGGGGCGGCCTGGACCTGTCGGCCGTCTCCGACTTCAGCGCGTGGTGCGTGCTGGCGGCCTCGCGGGACCGTACCGCGGAGCTGGACGCGTTCTGGCGGTTCTGGGTGCCGGCCGACTGCGTCGGCGACCTCGAGCGGAAGCTGCAGGTCCCGCTCGGCGAGTGGATCAAGGCCGGGTACGTGACGGCGACCGAGGGCAACGTCGTCGACTACGACGTGATCGAGAAGCAGGTCACCCGGGACTCCTGGCACGTCGACATGCAGCGGATCGGCTACGACCGGATGTTCGCCGGCCAGCTGTCCCAGAACGTCGACAAGGCGCTCCGCGGCGTCGACATCGTCCCGATCGCGCAGACGTTCCTCGGCCAGTCGCCTGGCATCAAGGAGACGCTGAGGCTGCTGGGAAGCCCCAAGACGGGCGAGCCGGGCCGGATCCGGCACGGCGGCAACCCGGTGGCCAGGTGGATGGCCAGCGTGGTCGAGAGCAAGGACGACAAGCAGGACAACCTGCGGCTGGTGAAGCCGGACCGGCTGAAGTCGCAGGCCCGGATAGACGGCATGGCGGCGCTCGTGATCGCGATGGACGGCTACGTGCGGCGCAGCAAGAAGAAGAGCGGCGCGGTAGCGGCATAGGAGGGAGGTGACCGGATGGGGCTAGAGATCGGGCAGGCGCTGCAGCTGGTCGCCACCCTTGAGGCCGAGCTGACGATGCGCGCGGCGTGGACTGACGAGGCTGACGACTGGTACCGCGGGAACCACAAGCTGCGGTTCGCGTCGGAGGAGTTCGCGAAGTACTTCGAGAAGCGCTACCGCGGGTTCGCGGACAACTGGATTACCGTCGTGGCCGACGCGCCGGTCGAGCGGATGACGGTGACCGGCTTCCAGCTTGACGGCGCCGCGGACAAGCAGGCGTGGGACGTCTGGCAGCGCAACAACCTGGACTGCGACAGCCAGCTCGGCTTCCTGGCCAGCGTCCTGGTGGGCCGCTGCTTCGTGCTGGTCTGGGGCGACCCGGATGACCGGGCGACGCCGTGCGTGACGTTCGAGGACCCCGGCCAGGCTATCGTCGGCTACTACCCGGGCAGCAGGTACCGGCGCCGCGCGGCGCTGAAGCGCTGGCAAGACGGCAACAAGATGTACTGCACGCTGTACACGGCCGATGAGCTGTGGAAGTTCGAGCGGGCGCTTACGCGCATCGAGAAGTCGCCCAACATGGCGGCGTTCGATGAGCAGGCCGAAGAGTGGCTGCCGCGTGACCCGTACGGCCTCGACGAGCCGAACCCGCAGCCGAATCCCATGGGCCTCGTGCCGATGGTGGAGATCGCTAACCGGCCGATGCTGGCCCGTGATCCGGTCAGCGACGTTGCGCCGGTGATCCCGTTGCAGCACGGCATCAACCTGCTGTGGGCTCACCTGTTCACGGCCAGCGACTTCGCCGCGCTCGCGCAGCGGTACATCATCGGCGCCGAGACGCCGAAGGTGCCCGTCTACGCCGAAGACGGCATAACGATCATGAGCCATAAGGCCGTCAGCCTGGAGGAGTACAAGCGGGCGCGGCTGCTGTGGATCGAGGACGAGGGCGCGTCGGCGGGCAGCTGGCCAGCCGCCAACCTGGCCGTTTTCTCGGACGTTATCGAAACCGAGATAGGCCACGTCGCCGCGCTGAGCAGGACGCCGGCGCATTACCTCATGGGCCAGATGAGCAACGTCGGCTCGGACACGCTGCTCGCCGCCGAAGCCGGGCTCGTCAAGCGCGTCAACGAAAAGGAGCTGTGGGCTAGCGCGTCACTGCGCGAGGTTCAGCGCCTGGTGGCGCTGGCGCAGTTCAACAAGGCGAAGGCGGACGCCTACCGGTCCGGGAAGGTGCTGTGGGCGGACACCGAGTCGCGGTCGCAAGCGCAGCTCGTGGCCAGCCTGGTGCAGCTGAAGGGGATCGGCTGGCCGTTCGAGGACCTGGCGCGCATGTTCGGCAAGACGCAGAGCGAGATCGAGCAGCTGATGGACATGCGCGACCGCGAGGCCAAGCAGGATCCCGTGCTGGCGGCGCTCGGCACCGCGGACGCCGCACCGCCGCAGCCTCAGCCGCCGGGCGAGCTCGGCAACGACGGCCAGCCAGCCGAGCAAGACGCCTTCAACCCCAGTGACCCAGACAGCATCTGACGCGGCCGCGGCGTCGCAGGCCGCGGCGAGCTCGTACCAGGCGCAGCAGTCGGCGACCTCGACGGCGGCGGCGCTGGCGGCTATCCAGGCGTGGCGGCAGATCGACGGCAAGGCACTAGATGCCAGCTGGCCGGGGGTTGTGGCGCGGATGCTGGCGGTGATCTCCGGCGCCCAGCGTAAAGCGGCCGCTGCGGCGCCGGCCTACGTCGGCCGCGTGGCGGCGGCTCAGCGCGCGGGGACGGCAACAACACGGTTGGTCCCGGGTGCGTTCGCGAACTTGACGGGCGACGGCCGGCCGCTGTCGAGCCTGCTGTATACCCCGGTTGCGCTGTCGAAGCAGCGGATCGGGCAAGGCGAGCGGATCGCGGACGTGCTGGCGGCCGAGGAAGCCCACGTGGCGCTCCTGGCGCGGACGGTGACGCAGGACGCGGGCCGGATGGCACTGCAGACCGCGACCATGGGCTACCCGAATTTGCGGGGCTACGTCCGCGTGGTGCACCTGCCGGCGTGCGCCCGGTGCATCATCCTGGCCGGCCGGTTTTACAGGCGCAGCGAGGGCTTTCTGAGGCATCCGAACTGTGACTGCACGATGATCCCGGCGCGTGGTGACCAGTGGATCCCGTCGCAGGACCCGGCGAAGCTGCTGAAGCAGATGCAGGCGGATCACCCGGACTCGCTGAAGAAGTCCCTGACGGAGGGGGATCTCAAGGCCCTCGACCACGGTGCCGATGTCAACCAGGTGGTCAACGCGCACCGCGGGATGGCGACGGCCGCGGGACCGGGCCGGACGGTCCAGGCGACGACCGAGGGCACGACGAAGCGCGGCTTCGCCGGGAAGCGCCTGATTGCCGAGGCGGGAGCGAAGCGCGGGACTGGCCGGTACTCGACGGCGCGGACGCCGCGGCTGACCCCGGCGCAGGTTTTCGAGGAAGCGTCCCTCAACAGCTGGGACCGGGCGGAGATCGTCCGGCAGCTGACGAGGTTCGGCTACATCACTTAGGCGCGCGATGCGCCACAGCGAAAGGCGGCCGCGATGGCTGAGGAACTGCCTGTTCACCCCTTTACCGGCCTGACTGCGCTCGGCGTGCTGTCTTCCGGCCGGATCGTCTGGCCCGTGCTCGGCGCCGCTCCTGAGGACGAGGACGCGGACGGCGATGGCGGGGAAGACGACGCAGGCGACGGCGGGGACGAGGGCGGCGCTGATGACGGCGACGGCCTGGCCGACAAGGGCCGCGCGGCCCTGGCCAAGGAACGGAAGGCCCGGCGTGATGCCGATAAGGCCCGGAAGGCGGCCGAGAAGGAACTCGCTGACCTGAAGGCGGCGAACACGGCCAAGAAGGACGGCGACGACGCGACAGCGGCGGCCGAGCAGACCCGGCGTGATGCCGAGGCTGCGGCTCTCGCGAAGGCGAACGCCCGCATCCTGGCTGCCGAGGTCCGCGCGGCTGCGGCCGGCCAGCTGGCCGACCCGGCGGACGCGGCCCGCTACCTCGACCTGTCGGAATTCGAGGTCGGCGACGACGGCAGCGTCGACAGCGAGGCGATTACCGAGGCGATCTCGGACCTGATCAAGAAGAAGCCCTACCTCGCCGCGAAGGCACAGGGATTCCAGGGCAGCGGCGACGGCGGCGCGCGTACCGGTGGATCCGGTCCGAAGCAGCTGACCGGCGCCGACCTCAAGAACATGTCCGCTCAGGCGATCGACAAGGCGCGCGAGGAAGGACGCCTCGATCGCTACATGAGCGGCGATTAGAAGGGACTGAAGGGTGGCCTTCAAGAATTACAAGCCGGAAATCTGGGCGGCTGCATTCCTTGTCCAGCTCCGCAAGCAGCTGGTCTACGCCGGCCCGCAGATCGTCAATCACGATTACGAGGGCGACATCCAGGCGGCCGGCGACACGGTCCACATCACGGGCATCGGCGACGTGACGGTCTTCGACTACGACGAGGACACTGACCTCGATTACGAGGACGTGCCGGACGCGGGCACGACGCTGGTCATCGACCAGCAGAAGGCGTTCGCCGTCGGCGTCAAGGACATCGACAAGGCGCAGGCGCTGAACGGCGGCCGGGCGGTCGCGCAGATCATGTCGCAGGGCGCTTACCGGATGAGCGACGCGGCTGACCAGTTCGTCGCCGGGAAGCACGCGGAGATCCCGGCCGGCAACACGCTCACCGCGGTGACCGACTTCACCACCGACAAGGGCACCGCGTACAACACGCTGGTTGACCTGGGCGTGCTGCTCGACGAGAACGACGTGCCGACCGAGGGCCGCTATGCGGTGATCCCTCCCTGGTACCACGGCATCTTGAGGAAAGACCCGAACTTCATCAACGCGGAGAAGTCCGGCTCGACGGCGCCGCTGCTCAACGGCCAGGTCGGCGAGGCGGCCGGGTTCGCGATCCTGAAGAGCAACAACAACCCGTCGCTGTCGGGCGGCACCCAGAACGTCGTCCAGGCGGGCACCCCGATGGCGATCTCGTTCGCCA